GCGCGTTTCGTCACGTATTTCATCGCATTCAATGACAAAACGGCGAAGTTCGGCCTCAATGATTTTCGGTTGCTCTTTTAGGTGGCGAAGATACTCACGGCCCGGCTTTTCGATTGCTGTCTTGCTGCGTGATGCGCTGGCTGCAAGTGATGCTATCCGTGCTCGGCCCTTTGCAGTCGACACATCAGGAACTTCATTAACTGCCCGACGAATCTGCTTGAGGTATTTATCAAGGCCGTTCGTGACGTACAGTGTTGGGTAGGATTCAGGCTTAATGTCGATTACCACCAAGCCGGTGTTTTCGTCTGCCATGCTCATTTCCTTGTGTTTGGCCCACAGCAAAACACCGACTATGGTCAGTTATTTAGTAGTGGGAGCGGGGAGTTAGTGGGGGATGGTTATTCGGTTTCTGTTACGGTATAGCCTTGATTTTCAAGCCAAGAGATAACGTCGGTTTCATTGATTTCATCGAGTAACTCGCTAGCGCCATATTCTTTAACTATCGTTTCAATATCCACGGCATCAACTAAATCAGCGCCAGTTATCTCAATCTCAATTTCACCCATACGAGTAACTGATATCTCGTCAATTTTTTTACATTCGATAATTATATCTAAGCTCATATCTCACCTATTTAGTTGGAGGGGTTATTTACTGCGAGCTGCTAGCATTTCATTGGCTATCCAATAAGCCTTATTGGCAATCTCTGGAACAGAAAGCCCCCATGTGTCTGTATGTGAGCAAATTCCTTGCATAGCCTTAGCTGCAAAATAGTCACGTAATGACATGCCCTCATAAAAATAATTTGAATCAGTTGCAGGCACTGGAAATGCCATACCGCCATCTTTCTCTGCCATCGCCTTACCCTCTATCAATGAACCTAATTAAGCTGCTTCTTCTTCATTTGGCTCGTTAAGCCATTCTGGACGCTCACCCTTTCCGAGATAGAAGTCGATGATATCTAACAGGCGAGGGTAGAACTTAAGCACCGTCTTGCCGTCCATGTCCGCAATTTCACGCTTGCTAAACTTGCGCCATTCGTCTGCTGTATGGTTTTGGCAGCCAACACGAACACTCTCGCCGTTACTAATCTGCAGATAATATTTTTCACCCATAATCACATAAGTGCGATCAGGCAGGTTGGCACTGCGCAGGTTGGCACCGTACAGGTCGGCACCGTACAGGTTGGCACTGCGCAGGTTGGCACCGTACAGGTTGGCACCGCTCAGGTTGGCACCGCTCAGGTTGGCACCGTACAGGTCGGCACCGTACAGGTTGGCACGAGATCCTTTATCTCTATACGACTCAACCCATATTTTATGTTCAGCGAGAATCTTGTTTAAATCGGTAAGGTTCATTGTTACCTCGATTTTCAGACATTAAAAAAGCCGCATAAGCAGCTCGTTGTTTGTTTCAGTGGTCTTATTGCTGCCACCGGTTAAGTGGCAGGGGTAAGGTCACTGTGGGTTGATTCCCATCAGACTATTTGCCTTTTCGATTACAGAAACTGGCACGATATTGCAGGTTGGAGTCTTGTCTTCTTCTGGATAAAACTTATCTGTCCAAGGCAGTGCAGCAATCATCTTTTCGCCTGATTTGAAGTGCGCCATTGCGGATAGCAAATCACTTCTGAATTGGGTTATTGTTTTTACTGTGGACATCAATTTTTTAAGCGCCGCCTTATCAGATAAGTCGCTGGCGTCACATGCATAACTTTTTCCGTATACGCTATGGCCGATACCAAAACGCTCTAACTCGCCTGAGCGAAGCTGCATCGCTGTTGATATAGCGCTAACGTCGATTCTGTCGTTGTATAAATCGATTTGGTCAGTTTTATCGCAGGCTTTCAAAACAATCGGGTCAACACCCTCAAACAATTCATTCTGATATTTCTTATAAAGCTGCTGATATGCATCTTCTTTGAAAGCTGAAAATGCTTTATCGAAGGTTGCTTTATGTTTATTTCGAGTTGCCATATCGGCAATGTGAGTTTTGATTTTTTGATTTAACTTGTACGCCATCATTCATTCCTCAGTTACGCCAATTTAGGCAATAAAAAAGGCCACCTAAGTGACCTCCTATAATTTGTGCTGGGATTTTTAGCCACGCCCAGCCGTGGTTTCCCTACTTTCCACAGTCAAGGAAAATTGATATGTTGGTTATTCCACAGTCAATATAGGGATTTAATTACCATGAGCACTAAAACTTTGAAGGTTGCCTGCCCTGATTGCGGCAGCGAGCTTGTCAGTCGGCCCGACGACTTTGATTTTGACAACAATTTCGTTGATGTCAGTTGCGCCGACTGCGGCCGCGCTATCACTAAAGACGATGTAATCGAACAAGCCACTGCCTCTGTTAAGAAGCAGGTTGATGATATGCTCAGAGACACTCTCAAAGGATTTAAGTTTAAGTGATTCAAGAAGCTCGCTAATCTGATTAACCGCTTCGCTGGCGTCTATGGCTATGGACGACTTTTTAATAGAGGCTTCATCAGGAGAGTAAAGCTCAGTAAATGCTGCTTTAACATCTCGGGCCAGCGCTGTTGCTGGTTCGAAGCCATTACTTTTTGACGAACCACACAAAGGGAATCTATCCGAGAGTGTGTTCGCCGCTATCACCTGTACTTCATATGGTAGTTCTTCAAATCTCATTCTCTTACCCCTTAACTATGTGGTGGGCCTACTTAATAACGTGATAGCAATCTTCACGAACTTTACGGAAGCCTGCTGAAAACTTAGCCACTTCAGGCAGACATATGTTGTCTGCGCTTGGCTGCTCACTGCTGCGAACCGGTACAGGCATCGTTGCTTTGTATACCCTCGCCGTGCAGCCCTCAGAGAGCTTTGTGAACGCTGCTTCAATGCGACTTGCCAGCACTCGGTTGGCATCCTTAGCCGCGAAGAATTCACCTGTACGCTTAAACTTGCGTGTCTTTGAATTCTCTTTAGCTGGCTTGACTGTGATCGTTACCATGATTACCTCCGGTGATTGGCTTTGGTGATGTGGTGGGCTGACTAACTTTCCAGCCTCGTACTGTCATGGTCAGCTTTGCTTGCATCCGTAAGCCGTTGTGGCTGCGCAGACTTGTACTGCTCATCGGTGGCGTTGCTTGCGTCTCGTTTCGTTACGCTTCCACCACATCCCAAAGCCAACTTCACTTTGGTCTCCCAGACTATCCGGGAGAAATCCGTCACGAGGATTGATTAGCATCTCTGCTTTCGTTCCCCGCTTTGTTAATGAGCAACCTGTCGTCCTGACTGGCGCGGCGAGTGATTCCTGTCTGCCGCATCGATGTTTCGTTTCGATGGATAGAGAATACAAGAAACCTTGTATGGCTGTAAACAAGATATATTGTTTATTTGGTTGTGATTACAATATTTCTTTGATTTATAAGTGAATTTATTTTGAAAATAATTCAGATGTGACCCATCGCACCGGCTAACAGGCGTGAAAAGTGTGAAGTGAGTAGTGTTTAATGCGGGTAGGGTGGTGAGATTGTCAGATTACAGGCATAAAAAAGCCCACGTGAGGCTATGTGGGCTAAAGGATCAATGTTGAGCGAAGTAATATCTGGTGTTGCAATTTGATTATGATAACAACTTCATAACATAGCAAGATTACAGGCACAAAAAACCCGGCAGCGGGGCCGGGTTAGTGGATTTATTATGCTGCTAACCTATGGATCCATGACTCTCTCTTGGAGAATGGGAGCACATGGCTTGTTTCATTGAACAAAAGGCTTAGCTGGTGCATTTGTTCGCCGATTGAATCACTATCAACAACGACATACCTATTGTTAAAATCATCGCCAGAATTTTTCAAGTCAATTAATTTACCAAGCAAAGAGTAGGCGCTATTCCAGCTACCTCCACTTTTTACGCTGGATGTAAATATCAGTTTTGGAGATGGTGTTTTCACGGTGATCGGCACTGTAATGTGATGCCCACTCATTCCTAACACAGAATCCCTCAAAGAGATAATGCTTTTAATTTCTGAGTGATACATGAACTCAATCACCTGACTTTCAAATTTCTCCACATGAACAGGCTGATACCAATCTGTAGATAAGCTTGAAGCAAGTATTCCAGCCCTTATTACACCTGAAGTTACAGAGCCAATGTTATTTTCAGTCGCCCACCCAATGATTTCACCGCGGTCATTGAGTTCAGCGCCCTCACGAAGTAATAGTGAACGGATATCTTCAATTCTCTTCTTGGTTAAAGATATCCCTCTTGACTCCATATTCATAAGAGCATCACAACGGTCGCTGACAAGATACTTACCATTGATCTCTCTGACAAAGGCACCAACATGCTCCCCATCATCACAATAAGTGAATGGGCTAATAATTCGTAAGGTTCCGCTACCTATTGGGTGGCATTCGAAACCTAAGTTAGAGATAACGGTTGAGCACATCATAAATTAAATCCCATCTGTCCGGATTCATCTTCAAGTGGAAGTTGTATTTTGCCTTTACAGGTTACATTAAGCTTTGTACAAAAATAATTCCAATAACCAATAAAGTCATCTGGTTTAATGTTTTCAGTTATTGGAAAACCTATCTTCTCACTATAGTGCCCAGCCATCTCATAGTACAGATGGTAATGGGGGCCATTGATGCTATCCTGAAAATCAGGATGTTCAATTTTAAAGCTATTCTTGTGCTTATCAAAAGGATAGGTGTCTACTGCAAAGATTCTCTTTTGATGGTATAGGGCTACCAAATTCATTTTTGGATATGATTCATCGGGGTTTTCGAATGAGTCATGGTCTGGCTTCCAGAGTAAAATAAAACTCAGTCCATATATGGGGATCCCGTCCTCATCCATAGGAACTAATTGCATTTTAAGTCTGTTGGGAGGTGGCTTTGTCTGCCACTTCAGTGGTGAAAAGTCGACAAATTTTTTGCAAAAAAGAACCCTGTCAACTTCGACCTGCGTTGGCAGGTAGTCATCTATTTTTGCCACTGTTTAAATATCCATTTATCCCATAACATGAAAATTATCATCCGTTCACCAGAACGTCTCTTTGGGTAATAAATCAACCCACCCCTCTATGGGCTAGCAGTGGGTTATGGTATTAGACCAACCGCAACTTTGTTTCGACAGCAACACCAATGATTTTGCAATTCCCATTGATTGGCACAAGAGGCCATGCTGGGTTTAACCCTTTCAGGTAGCGTAACCCGCCATCAATAACCAGCTTCTTAAAAGTAACTTCGTTAGAATCTGTTAGCTTAGCAATGACAAGGTTGCCGTTAACTGGTTCGCGCCCAGTATCAAACAAAACAAACGTTCCTTCTGGTACGCTTAGCCCAACTGGAGCAGTCATTGAATCCCCATCGACCTCAAGCCAAAATGCCTCGCCTTGAACGTGTGCATCAGACTCAAGCCACAATTCAATATCTCTGATCGTGTAAACCTCAACGGCCTCAGCCCAAGCACCAGCTTGTACCTTACTTATCACTGGATACCGCACACCAGGGGTGTGAACGCCAGCAAATGAAACATTGCCGACACCTTTGCCAAACATTAAGTAGTCAGGATCAGTATTTAAAGCCTTAGATATTTCTAGAAGATTTCTGGGGCGCTTTGTTGTGCCATTTTCTAAATTAACAATAGACTGCTGAGTTGTCCCTGCCTTAAGCGCCAACTCACTTTGCGTCATACCTAATTCATCGCGCCTAGCCTTAACTCTTTCTGCAATACCCATAAATCACCTCATAAATTTCCTCCCAATAGTCACAAGAAAAGCTGTAATTGACAAACAAGGTTTCTTGTCTGTAAAATACAAGAAACTTTGTCAAGGAGGCAATATGGAAACTATATCGGAACGCCTCAAGCAAAAGCGCTCAGAGCTGAATCTTACGCAGGCTGAACTGGCGGAAAAAGCCGGAATCAAGCAGCAATCAATTCAGCAAATTGAGTCGGGTGCAACCAAACGACCTCGCTTTTTGTTTGAAATCGCAAGCGCACTTCAATGTGAACCATCTTGGTTGTTGTACGGAAAACCAACAACTAAAGCAGCTTAAGCACTACCGCTCTTTAACACTACTGGCCTCACCCCGGAAAGTCTGGGGCAACAAAAGTGACAAGCTCACAGCTTTGTCACGTAACAACATCTAACAAGGGAAGAGTACGCAATGGAACGTGCAAGTAACAGCAAGAGAATTATGGAAGTTGAATCTGAGCTACGAAGCCGAATGGCTATCAAGGGTCAGAGCAAGTTTGCGCGGGAGGCTGGCTGGGCCGAATCAAAGGTCAGCCGGTTAAACGTACATGACATGGCAGTGACGTTTGTTCTTCTGGAGAAGATATGGGAGACGAGCGTGATAAGGGAAATCGCAAGGCAGGCTGTGATTGCGGTGACCGGAAAGCAAAAAGCCCCTGCGCGAACAGGAGAGGCTTCTCAAATAACGCTCAATTTCTGAGGTAACTATACATGAGTTTATCTACGGTAGTAAACCCGACTATGACCAGTCATGAGATAGCTGATCTCGTTGAGTCTCGGCATGACAAAGTTAAGCAATCAATCGAAAGACTGGCACTTCGTGGAACAATTCAACTCCCCCCATTGGGGGAAGTTAAGAATCACCTTGGTCAATCGGTGGCTGTGTACCAAGTTGGCAAGCGAGATAGCTACATCGTCGTTGCGCAGCTTTCCCCTGAGTTCACAGCTCGTCTAGTAGACCGCTGGCAGGAACTAGAAAGTCAGGCGCGAATCCCTCAAAACTTGCCAGATGCTTTACGACTGGCAGCAGACCTCGCAGAAGAAAAGCAGAAACTAGAAAATCAACTTGCCATTGCAGCCCCGAAAGCTCAGTTCGTTGACAGCTACGTAAATGCAACCGGATCTCTTGGTTTTCGCGAAACGTGCAAGCTTCTACACATCAAAGAAAACGCCTTCCGTAAGTTTCTGATTGATAGCGAAATTATGTATTTGCTAGCTGGGAAGCTAACGCCTTACGCTCAACACATCGATGCGGATCGCTTCACTGTTAAAACAGGCGAAAACCTAACAAACGGTCACGCTTTCATTCAAAACAAGTTCACCCCTAAAGGCATCCAATGGATCGCCGGATTACTGGCTGCTCATCAAATCAAGGATATTGCCGCATGAGTACAGCCAAACTATTTGATATCAGCGCCGAACGTGAGCGCAGGAGCAACAGGATGGAGAACCAGAAGCTTGGTTATGTCCCGTTGTACCGAAGCATCAAGAAGAAACCTTGGCACAAAGATGTTTTCCTGCGGACTCTATGGGAGGACCTGTTATTGGGTGCTCAAAGAAAGCCCCGCACGGTTAATTTCAAAGGCAACCAATGGAACCTTCAAGCCGGTCAACTGGTCACGACAGCGGCTGATTTAGGGCTATCTCTGTGCGACAGAGAAGGTAAGCCAACAAGCCGTGATGCGGTGGGCAGGATGCTCTCCTTTTTCGTTAAAGAAGGGATGATTTCAACGGGTGGCGAGAAGCGAAAAGGGACGGTAATCACCATCCTAAATTACGCTGAATATGCCGAAAAAATAGACAATTTACCCGCACATAACGCCGCACTTAAACCCGCACATAGCGAAGCCAGTAACGGCGAGGCTTTGGATGGTGGTGCCGCACATAACGCCGCACTTAAACCCGCACATCATGAACAAGAAGGTAATAACAATAATATAAAACCCTTTACGTCAGAGAATTCTAACGAATCCCCTGACACCTCACCTAAGAAGCTTCCTGTAGTTCGTCCTGATGCTGCAATCCAAAGCGGTAAAAATTGGGGAACGGCTGATGACCTTCGGGCAGCGGAGTGGATGTTTAGCGCTGTGCTGATGATTGCCCCTGACGCTAAAAAGCCGTCTTTTGCTGGCTGGGCCAATAGCATCCGGCTGATGAGGGAAAGGGATGGCAGGAATCACCGAGATATGTGTGTGCTCTTCAAGTGGGCCACTCAGGATAGCTTCTGGTGTGGCAATGTGCTTTGCCCGTCAACGCTCCGCGAGAAATGGGACAAGCTGGACATCAAGCGCAAGAAGCAGCAATCAGGCACCACCACTGGTAAGCCTGTTATTGATTTTGATAACACTGACTGGATAAACGGGGTATCGGTATGAGAAATGTCGTCACAGTCATCCAGAACCGTGATGGTCAATCATTGCAGCAGATTTATGGCACTGAAAAGCCAAAGCAGCAGGTGCCAGAGCAGGCCGCGCAGATATTCAACGAGCTATTTCGCCAGTTGAAAGCTGCATTTCCAGCGCTAATGACCAGCATCAAAGACCAAAGCGACCTGAACGAACTACGCCGGCAGTGGGTGTTGGCTTTTGTCGAAAACGGCATTACCAGCATCGACCAAGTTAACGCAGGGATGAAGATCGCCCGTCAGCAAGCTACGCCGTTCCTCCCGTCGCCGGGACAATTCATCGCATGGTGCAAGCAGGGTGCTACCCGCGCCGCTGGGCTGCCTGATGCTGATGAGCTTTACGACATGGTGATGGACTACGCCAAGCGCCGTGACATGTTCAGCAGCGCCGAAGCGTTCCCGTGGGCTAGCAATGCGGCTTATTGGATGGTTACCAAGCTTTACTCGCAAGAGCGAGTGCAAGGGCTATCTGAGCAGGATTTACGGAAGCGTTGCGGCAAAGAGTTGGCTGACATGTCGAAACGCATTGAGTCTGGAGAGCTGATCCCCGCGCCAGTGGTGCAAATTCCCAAACTTCACATTCCGGTTAGCAATGCGAAAGCGCTCGACCACATCGCAGAGCTACGCGCCAAGCTGAACATGCCGAGGAAATCATGATGGACATAACTAAATCGCGTGAAGAGTTTGAAGCTGAATTCCGCAAGCAACACGCCGGCAATGCATATATTGAAATGCTGCTTAAGATGTACAACCATGGCACTGATGAAGATCCTGAAATTGATTACTACTCACTTGCTGCCCGCGACGCATGGAAGTGGTGGAAAGCGTCGCGAGAGAGTCTTGTGGTGGAGTTGCCGGAAATTTACGGCAATGGAGTGCCAAAGTGTGATGAATATGACCGTGCCATTAACGAGTGCGCTGAGGCCCTCCGCACTGCTGGCATTCGAATCAAAGGAGAGAGTGAATGAGCAGATCAATCGAAACACTAATCACCAATCTTAAAGCCGTAGCTCATGAAGAAATCATGTTCCGCGAATCCAGTGACACATCAGACAAATGGCAAGACGAGTTAACGCCTGAAAATGTGCTTTTGCTGGTAGCTGAAATTGAGAAGGGGAGGGCGACATGAGTATCAGTAGCCCAAAAATAGGTGAATTAGTAACTTTAAAATCCGGTGGCCCGGTGATGACGATAAAAGTTATAGGCTACACAAAACAAGGCGGCAGTGAACTAACCTGCGTCTGGTTCACAAAAGACGAGCAATTAAATGAGGCTGTATTCAGAGCTGAAATAATCGAAAGGGGGACGTCATGAAAGAATTAGATAGTTTCACTGTAGAGAGACTGGGCGAAATAAAAAATGCATTTCTTGATTGTCACAAAGAAACCGCGCCAAGCATCGGAGAGATTTTCGCTCTAATTGACATCGCGTTAGCTGCAAAGAGGGCTGAGCCTATTGGTTATTTAGAGCAAAACCATTTGGATTATCTTCAATCCGGTTCTGATGCTGATATTTGGCCTGAGGGCGGTGCAGGTGATATCCCTGTCTATCTCGCCCCACAGTTGAACTCTCCGGAGATACCGGAAGGTTGGATCAGCTGCAGTGACCGGATGCCAGAAAATGACATGCGAAAGCCAGTAGCAGTTTACACAGGCAATTACTTAGGTCAGGGAATGTTTGTGGCTAGCTATGACGATAACGAGTTTTCCGATTATTGGGAAGGAACTGAGATTGATGGTGTAACTCACTGGATGCCACTACCCACAGCTCCGGAGAAGCCATGAAAGCACACATCCGAATAAACCGTAACGAGATACTTTGCTGGAACACCTTGCCGAGACATCTGCGTTATTTCGGTTATAGAAAAGACTGGATGGACGGGCCGATACCTTGCTTCGGTTTCTGGTTCTTTCACTTTTATATTTGGTGGCGGGAGAAGGAAAATGGATAAACAAATAACCCTATCCAAGAAGCAATATAACCAACTCTGCGACGCCTACGCCAACACAGTAAACATGATGCCCCAACTTCTGATGATTACACCCAATGAAGATGGCCGGTCACCAGATGCTTTGTACAGGCTTCAAACGGCATTGCAGATTGTTCGGCAGCAACTGAAAGGAGTAGTTGATGGTTAATCAAAAATATTTACTTCTAAACGAAAACATCAGACAAAACGCAATAGCAGCCATCAGAAACACACCGCTCGATTTCAAATCCCCCAAAGAAGTCATCATCCAAGAACCTAAGCGAAGCCTCCCACAGAATAACAAAATGTGGCCGCTGCTTACTGACATTGCCGAACAAGTTTTCTGGCATGGCGTGAAGTACAGCAAAGAGGACTGGAAGGATTTAATCACTGACCTTGTAGCAGAAACCAAGAAGCAGGAACGCAGACAGGCACCGGGCATTACTGGTGGCTATGTTCGCTTTGGTCATCGCACAAGCCAGATGAGAAAGAGCGAGATGGTAGAGATTATCGAGGCCGCATACTGGTTCGGCACTGAGCATAACGTGAAGTTTAGCGATGATGCCAAGCGAGAAGTGGAGTGGGCCAATCGATGGGGAGCGACACCATGCGACAAAGGCAAAGCAGCATAGTTGCAGTAATGGAAAACTCAATCTTCAAAGTATCCCGCCGAACCAAGCCTAAACCCCAAATCCCCGCAAGCCAGATAAAGACATTTGATTATGTCCATGGGCTGTTGCAAGCAAAATTCGACAGAGTAAGGAGAACGCGATGAGTGACTATTCAGCGATGAGTGATTTTGAAATTAATCATGCCGTAGCAAAACTAATTAGCTTGAAGTTGCAAAGTGTTTCATCACTTTTATACAACAAAACAGGCAATTGGGAAATCTTCGACCCCTGCAACAACCCCGCTGATGCATGGCCCATAATCATGGCAAATAAAATAAGCCTGATGTTCGACAGAAGCTTGGAGGATGGATGTAATGCTGAGTGGTGTCTAGCTTCATCGCCGTGCGACCAGATAATTGTGGACCACGTTATACCGGACAAAATTCTCCGCGCCGCCATGATTGTATTCCTGATGATGAAGGAGAGCAGCCATGCCTGAACTCCCCCAATCAATATGTATCTTCTGCTTCCTGATGCTTAACAAGGGTGAAACCTACGCTCATCAGAAATGCATTGATAAAGCAGCTAAGGAGGACGCCGATGATAACCGGCAAGCCGAAGAATAAGCCGCCCAAGCAAAAGAAGTGCAAAGTCTGCCCCACCAAGTTCACCCCTAGAAACTCCCTCCAAATAGTCTGCTGTGGTCACTGTGCTTACCTTTACCAAAAGCGGCAATCTGAAAAGAAAGCAGCTGAAAAGGCATTGGAAGAAAGAAAAGCATGGAGAGAGCGCAAGGCTAAGTTGAAGCCATTGAAGCACTGGGAGGATATGACGCAGCGTGCAGTGAATGACTACATCACCAAATGTCGCGATGTTGATGAGCCCTGTATCAGTTGCGGAACTTATCAGGCATTTGAATGGCATGCAGGTCATTTCAGAACGATAGCTAAAGCATCCCAAATTCGATATGTGGAGGACAACATAAATAAACAATGCAGTGAGTGTAATACCCACCAGTCAGGAAACCTCACACCGTACCGCATCAATCTTGTAAAGAAAATCGGCACTCAGCGCGTTGAGGCGCTCGAAAACAACAACACCCCTCACCGATACAACCGCGAAGAACTCGAAACCATCAGAAAGCTATACAGAGCGAAATTACGTGAGTTTAAAAAACTTCAGGAGGCCGCATGAAAGCAGATGTGAAAACTATTCCCGAGTTACTAATTGCCGCTTATGGAAACCAATCAACTGTAGCGGCCCAGCTAAATACTCAACGTGCAACGGTAAAGAAATACGCCAATGACTCGAAGGGTGAGCGTCACGCCATTGTTAACGGGCGGCTGATGGTGGGGACGACTAGCAGGAAGAGGTTGCTATGAATATAACTCAATTAAAACTCACCAAGGATCAGCATGATTGGGTTAATGGCTGGCTTGAACTATGGGGGGCATGGGTTTACTCAGGGAGATTAGAAAAGCGCATGAGCAGCGTTATAGCTCAGTACATGGCTACAGTACAGCCGCAGGGAAGCCCATCAAGGCCGATGTGCAATGATGATGACGGAATGTTGATTTCTCAGGTCGTAGATTCCGTTATGCGTATTGACACAAAAGCCTTGGGGATACTGATTAGCTATTACTCTCATGGGGCTTCCAAACGATCAATTGCATCGTACTACTTCGCGACTGCAAAACCCCGCAAGATGTCAACGAGAGGTGGGGATCGGATGAAGAAACCTTCATTGGGTACTTGCCGCAATGAAGTAGATCAAATCCTCGAAGCTGCTGTTTGGTTGTTGTACCAACCGCTGCAAAAAGCATTCATCTCCCGCAAACGTGTAGCTAAAATAAAGAAAGTTGCATAAACGTGTTGACATCTTGTAGCCAATTAGCCACTATTAGAAGGTAAGGTGCCGTATCTGTCTTAAGTCGGTGCCGAAAGCACAAAGAAGGCTCAGTTAATCACTGGGCCTTTTTGCTTTTCTGCATTCACAAATAACCATTTCGTTGACGTTACCGATATGGTGCCCTCATCAGTGAGGGTACCAATGTGGTGAAGCGGTTAAATCCAATACCCGCCAAGGCGGCCACCACATCCTAATTAAAAGCCCACACATCACTAGCCGCTGGCAATCGTTAATACCTGCATGCTGGTCATGTGTGGCAAATCTATTTCAAGGCTGCGCTATTGCGTGGCCTTTTTGCATTTAGCTCACCGCCTACACCAATCAACCGCAAACACCCTTTAGCGCACAGTGGAAAGGCGGCTGGGCTATTCCCTACACAAGACTAGGAGAATCCTTGTGAAATTACCTGACTTTATAAAAACGGGATTCGTGAGTTCTTCGCCTTGGTTGCTGGCGATAATCCTAGCTTCGTATATCGCAACGGAAATTAACTCACGTATTAACGCTGCTGCTTACGCATTCCCTAGGGAAGTCGTTGCTTATGGATTGGCTAATTCAAAAACTGATGATGAGCTGATATCAACAGTAGAAATATGGAAGCGTGATTCTTGGGGAGCACAAATCGGGGCGTTACGAGTTCTGTGTGAAAACGACCGGAACTATATAGATGCCCTTGGTGGGGTAGATGTAGGGGCTAGAGTATGCAGGATCGTAAAATGAATGAAAAAGACCCTGGGTTTTGGTCAGAGATTCTTAACGGGGTAAAAGCCTCATGGCCTCAAATATCAGGCGCTGGATTGGCAGCATTAATTTGCTATGGGCGTTTGATTTATGACGGAACTGACCGAAAGAATAAATGGATTGAGGGCGTCTTATGTGGCGCTCTTTCTTTGTGTATTTCAAGTGCTCTCGATGTTGTTGGTATTCCAATAAGCGCCTCGCCATTCATTGGCGGGATGGTTGGCTTCATTGGTGTCGAAAAGCTACGTGGTATCGCTATTCGCGCAATTAGCCGCAAGGTTGGGGGCGATGATGCAAATCAGTGATAACGGAATTAGTAAGCTGAAAGGCGAAGAGGGCGAGCGACTTACCGGCTACAAAGATTCTCGCGGCATTCCGACCGTTGGAGTTGGTCACACTGGCATCGTTGATGGAAAGCCAGTTGCTGTCGGTATGGTCATCACAAAAGACAAATCATCCGAGTTGCTACGTTCTGATCTAGCTTGGGTTGAAAAGTCCATCGCCACTAACGTGAAAGTGCCACTCACTCAGAATCAGTACGATGCACTGTGCAGCTTGGTATTCAACATCGGGCCGACCGCATTCGCTAATTCTACCGTATTGAAACGCCTTAACTCCGGTGACTACAAAGGGGCCGCTGATGCATTCCTGATGTGGAAGAAAGCCGGTAATGACTTAGATATTTTGCTTCCACGCCGCCAGCGAGAAAGGGCGCTGTTTCTATCATGAACCGAGTAACGGCAATACTCATTGCAGTAGCGGTGGCCCTGTTATTTGGCGTGACCTATTACCAAGGGAGAGTGGCTACTCTTCAGCGTGATGTGGCAGAAATAACTGCAGTAGCCAATCAGCAGAAGAAAGACCTGCAGGTCATAGAAACCCAACGCCAAGCAGTAGCCGCTATCGATATCAAATACACCAAGGAACTAGCAGATGCCAAATCTGAAAACGAGCGCCTTCGTGCTGATATCGCTTCTGGCACTAAGCGGTTGCAGCTCAACGCGACTTGTACAAAGCCAGTGTCCAAAACCGCCGGCACCGCCAGCGTGGATGATGTTTCCAGCGCCAGACTTGCTGAGTCCGCTGAACGGGATTATATCGATCTCCGCGAACGAATCGGAATTGCCACTAAGCAAATAGAAGGCTTGCAGGCATATATCAATAACGTGTGCCTGAAGTAACTCAACAGGATAAATCATGACTCAGAAAACAGCAGAACAAGTAAAGAGCGAGGCATTAGCCGCTATGCAGGAATACTTCCCGAACGGCGGTCGAGATTGGGATAACGTCAGCGCGCTATTTGATGCAATTCGTGATGGCAAGATTGCGGGGTTGGGTGTGAAGGATAAAATTCACGATCACGCTTGCGTGAATTGCTTTACCGATACAGGCCCATGCCTTGGTGAGTGCCACATAACCGACAGCAACAAAAAGTTAGCAAGCTTTGAAGAAGCCACCAAGCCATTAATTAAGTGGCTGGCTGAAAATGTTCACCCACATCACACAGTAATTGTTACCGGCACTGGCGCTGAGCTAAATGATGGGTGAGATGTCATTCCCCACTGAAGAATTTCTGAAAGATTAAGCGAATCAGATTGTGCAGCCCTAAAGAGGTGATCCACATCTTGCTGACGGGTAAGCCGTGAGTGGTCAAGCAACGTAGATATACATGGCGAAGACTGCGAACAAAGAACATGAAGGCTCAGTTTAACGACTGGGCCTTTTTTTGTACCTGCAATATCTCCGCGCATTCACCGCGCATTTCAAACGAGAGTCTTTCAGAAAGCTGAGCCTGAGAATTGCCGCTATAAGGTGGCGACCTTCTCTCGGGCGGCATTCTGGTGAACAGGCTCATCTTTCTAAAAGGTAATCGCTATGAAACACCTGATTAAAATCATCAAAGGCATTCCGGTAGTTAGCACTGATGTAATCGCAATAGAGTTTGGTCGCCGGCACGATAACGTAATGCAAAACATTCGCTCCTTGATTGATTCTGAACATTTAGATGCCCTTGATTTCAAGGAGACCTCATACGTAGATAAAATGAACAGAGCGCAGCCATGCTACGAACTTACTGAGCGTGGTTTCCTGATCGCAATGCCATTCATTGGCGGTGAGAAAGCAAGGGATGGTCAGGTTCGCTTGGTTGATAGTTTTATCGCTTACCGTGAAAAGGCCAAGCGAGAAGCTGCTATTCAAGCAGAACGCGATTTAGCTAGGGTTGAATACCGGCCGATGACCAATGCGATCAAGGTCAGCAAAGAAGCGGAAGGGAAAGAGGCTGAGCATTATCACTTCAGCAATGAGGCCAACCTGATAAACCGCATCGTGCTTGGTGCAACTTCAGCGAAGTTCAGGAAAGAAAATGAAATCGGAAAGGCTGAGGCGATTCGGGACTATCTGACCGCTGAGCAAATCCGAGCCATTACAGAGCTTCAACGGGCTGACACAGTATTCATCAATATGGGCTGGGACTTCGAAAAGCGCAAGACTGAGTTAACTAGGATGTTTGAGCGAAACCACAAGGCTCCGCTCATTGAAGAGCAGCACCGGTTGGCGGCATGATACCCCAAAGTGTTAAATCACACTTTGAATATAAATCAATTGTTTACAGATTGAGAGCCACTTTCACAACGGCTCTCAATCATTACAGACATAAATAACTTAAGGTTCTTGTCTTTTTCTTGATTGGAGGAGATATTTCCAAATCAATTTGCAATCAAGGAATGGTAATGAGCAAGAATTTAGATGGGCTTGATGGATGGCTTGGTATAGACACTTGGCATACTTCACATCCACGTGATGAAAGCCGGTTCTATCAGGCTATTTATAAAGTGATAAAAGCAAATAACTCCAATTCAATAAACCCTGATGATATAAGAAGCTACATTACTTCAAGGTTTGATGGGAAATTGGATGGTGTTCTTCTCAAATCAAGAGCAGAGGAAGCCGCTGAAAGGTTCGAAATTATAAATGAGTTCGTTGATGCTAATGAGCTTTAACTAAAAGTAATCAAGCCGCCTCTGGGCGGTTTTTTATTTGGCGCTATATATAAAACTCTGCAAAAGGTGCTAACAAGCGCCTTTGACAGAATCTTATAGAGGTTTTCACACGTCAAGGTATTGGCCAATCAGCGGCTGAGACTTTATCAACCAGCGGAATATTCTGTTATGGCTAATTCAGACATACAAATGAAGCGGCCATATCCACCACTATCATTCGTTAATGAGTTCAAACCATACATTGAATTGGTTCCAGCCACTGAAGTGCTTGAATGGGTTAACAGTCAAATACTCAGTGACGATGGCGAACTACACAATCCTGACCACAGTCACTTAATCGACGCTGACATAAAAATTATGTGGGCATCCTCTGCGTTTGAAAAGCAGGGTCGCACTGTTCTTGGTCAAGCTGAGCAAGTAGCAATGAGAGCCGGTGGCTGGCAAAAGGCCCGAATGGAACAACAGATGTATGAATGGTTCGGCGATGTGCCGACATTCATCATCACTCTGGCTGCTGATTATTGTGCTCAATGTAATGACCTTGAGTTCTGTGCTCTGATAGAACACGAGCTATACCATATTTGCCACGCAAAGGACGAATTCGGCGCGCCCAAGTTTAACAAAGAAGGGCAACCAGTATTGAAACTGCGCGGCCATGATGTCGAAGAGTTTGTTGGTGTGGTTCGTCGCTACGGCGCAAGCGTTGAAGTCCAAGAGATGATTGACGCAGCGAATAACAAACCCGAGGTAGGCAATCTCAATATCGCAAGAGCGTGCGGGACGTGCCTGCTTAAATTAGCTTGATTAGTTACATTACGTTAGTCATGGAGGATACCAATGGCTGCATTAAAACCAGAGGTCAAAGCCTTCATCGTCCAGTCATTGGCCTGCTATGACACACCGTCGCAAGTAGTCGCCTTGGTGAAACAAGAATTCAGCCTTACGTTAACGCTTCAGCAGGTGTCGTCATACGACCCGACAAAGGCCATTGCGAAGAATCTCGGACAGAAATGGATAGACCTCTTCAACTCAACTCGCTCCCGCTTTCAAACTGAAATATCCGACATCCCAATCGCCAATCGCGCTTATCGACTTAGAGCGCTCGACCGCATGGCGACGAAGGCTGAGAGCATGAAGAACTTTGCGATGACCGCTCAGCTAATGGAACAGGCCGCAAAAGAGGTTGGTGACGCTTATAGCAATAAGCAAAAGGTCGAGCACTCAGGGCCGAATGGCGGGGTAATTCAAACTGCAACTCTCAATGCAAAAGAGTTCGAAGAAATCGCGAGGAAGCTAAACGACGAGGTGTAAATGGACGTGAAAGAAAAACTAGCTGCCATTAACCTTGCCAGAGTTGATTTCTACTTTTTCGTAAGATGGATGTTTCTCCAGCGCCGCAAGTTTAAATGGCTACGCGGGAAGCATCACAAACACGTCTGCGATGAACTGATGAAAGTGTATCGTGGCGAAGAAAAACGGCTGATCATCAATATTCCGCCGCGTTATTCTAAAACCGAACTTGCGGTCGTTATGTTCATCGCCTGGACTATGGGAAAGAACCCAGATTCAGAATTTATTCACGCTTGTTACTCATCAACGCTCGCCACAAAGAATAGCGCCGAGATACGAGAAATACTCCGATCATCTGAATATCAGGAAATTTTCCCTGAGGTTCATCTGCGTGACGATTCTCAGGCCAAGAATGAGTGGAGAACAGTTGAAGGTGGCTGTATGTACGCAACAGGTACAGGCGGCACAATCACTGGTTACGGTGCTGGGAAAGTTAGAGAAGGATTTGGTGGGGCAATTATCTGTGATGACCTCCACAAGGCGGATGAGGCGCGATCTGACGTTATCCGCGAAGGCGTTATTGAATGGTTCCAGAACACGCTCGAATCTCGCTGCAACTCACCCAACACTCCGATTATTGTCATCATGCAGCGCCTCCATGAAAAAGATATCGCCGGATGGCTTGAAGGTGGTGCGAACGGTGAGCAGTGGCGAGTTATCAGAATGAAAGCGCTGGATGAATCAGGTGAAGCTTTGTGGCCGGAGAAGCACTCTGTCGAAAAGCTTCAACAGATGATGAAGGCGAGCCCCTATGTATTTGCTGGGCAATATCAGCAGGAACCGTATGCGGGCGAGGGTAACACTTTCCAGCCAGACACTATGCCCATTGTTGAGGCGATCCCTGAAGGAACGCGCTTTGTTCGTGGTTGGGACTTTGCAGCCTCAGTTCCTAAAGCGGGCAGAGACCCAGACTATACGGCAGGTGGAAAGATTGGGAAGTTGCCAGATGGGCGGTTCATTATTGCCGACATGGTTCGTCTGCAAGGGCTCCCTCATGATGTCAGGGCTGCTGTGCTAAATACCGCTGACCGAGATGGCAAGCGCGTGAAGATAAGCATCCCGCAAGATCCAGGGCAAGCTGGTAAAGCTCAGGTGGCGTCATTCATTCAAATGCTCGCAGGGCATCGCGTGATATCCAGCACGGAAAGCGGTGATAAGGTAACGCGTGCCGAGCCATTTGCTGCTCAGGTTAACGTGGGTAATGTCGTATTGCTTCGGGCCCCTTGGAATGATGCTTTAATTTCAGAGTTGCGCATGTTCCCTAACGGATCTCATGACGACCAAGTCGATTGCCTTTCGAGAGCATTCAACGAAATCTCATCAGGAGGGTCTGGACTCAATATGAATCCAGACCTCGTAAATAAAGCTCAGTCCAGAAACCTCACTCCAATGCGCCGGTAATCTATGAATAAAACACAACGTCGTAACACTCGGCGCAAGGCAACACGTCCTGAGCGCAAGAAATTTGCTGTATCTCAGTCATTGAGAGACAAGATAGACCAGCAGGGTTACATTCCGACCTACGGCGAAATTAAAGAGCTTTATGGACCAGCTAAAACACTGGGTGCCCCTAAAGAGGCCGTGTTGGCAATGGATCATTCACTTGATAGTGGTGGATCCTACACTCTTCTTCAGCACGCTTTCGAACACGGTCAGTTCCCCGCGCTTGGCCCATCATTCATGGGTTATGCTGCATTGTCATCGCTAATGCAGAACGGACTCATCCGTGCATGTATCGAAACGCTTGCTGATGATATGACGCGAGAATGGATAGAGATTGATGCGGTTGATCAGAATAACGACGGCGATGACACGGATGAAAAGAAGAAATTGCAGGATGCGATGATTGACTATCGCATTCGTGATATATGCCATGCAGCGGCTGAGTTTGATGGCTATTTCGGTGGTTGCTTGATTTTCATTGATACCGGCGCTAAAGATGAGCAGTTACTTACCCCGCTGGATATCTCTGATAAATCGGCAGAACTGAGGGACTTTAAGCGCTTCACTCTGATAGAGCCGATCAATATCTTCCCTGGCACCTACGAGTCAATAGACCCACTAAGCCCAATGTACTACAAACCGCAAACATGGTGGGTGCTTGGTAAACAGGTTCACTCAAGCCGCATGATTCGAGTGTGCGGTAACGAAGTGCCAGTCATTTTGAAGCCAACCTATAACTTCCTCGGGTTGCCTCAGGCACAAATTCTTTACGATTACGTCATCCACTTCCAAGATGCGCGGCAGGCAGAAGCAAGACTTTTGGAAAAGTTTTCTTTAACCGTGCTGAAAACTGACATGCAGGACATCCTGACTAATCCTAGCGCAACAAGCTCACTCGATCCTCGCCTTCAATACATGGCGTCTTACCGGTCGAATGACGGAGTTCTCGCTATCGACAAAGAGATGGAGGATATCGTCAACATCGTTACCCCTATGAATGGTGTTACCGACATCGTCCGGCAACAGCTTGAGTTCGTAGTGATGATAAACCGCACCAACGTGGTTAAAACGCTCGGTCTGTCTCCATCAGGCTTCAACACTGGTAATGCTGATATCAAGAACAACAACGATCATATTTCCTCTCAGCAGGAGAAAGTTTTGCGCGGTCCGATACAGAAGATGCTGGACGTGCTGCAAATTGTCACCCTCGGAAGTTATGATAAATCAGTGCAATTCAAGTTCGTTGGATTGAACGAAGAAGACGATAAGGCAATCGCTGAGACGCAGCTAATTAAGGCTCAGGCGCGATCAATCTACAAGGAAGGAGGGGACGTAAGCTCAATGGAGGTGCGTAAGGCGCTTTCAGAAGACCCTCACAGCGGTTTCACTGGTATTGATGTGGACGAGCTACCGGAGTCTGGAAATGGCGAAGAAAACCAAAACGGCGAAGGCGATCAGTCCGAACGCTGGTCTCCAAATGGAATATCAAAGGAAACTTCAATCGCTAGTTGATGACATGAGCACCTCGGTAAACTACTGGATCTCTGCTGAATATAGAAAGCAGGAACCGAAGATTGTCGGGGATGCTTCACCAGCAAAGCTGATGAATAAGAAGCTTCTCTCTGTCATGGCTCGTTGGCGGGGAACCTTCAACAAGAAAGCAGAAGATATTGCGATCTGGTTTGTGCGACGGTCTGATGCTTACGCCTCGACGTCAGTAAAGAATAAGCTCCGTGCTGAAGGTATGACCACTAACATGCGCATCACTCCAGAGGTAAGGAACGTTCTCGACAGCATCTACGAAACACAGGTCAACTTGATAAAATCGATCCCTGAGCAATACCTTACACAGGTCAGCACCTTGGTTCAGGAAAGCGTAATCCGCGGTCGAGATATTGGATATCTAAAGGAAGAGCTGAAACATCGTTATGGCATTACAGAGCGCAGGGCAAAATTTATCGCATCAGACCAGAACAATAAGGCTTCAAATGAAATATCACGCCAGCGGTTAATGGATTCAGGAATAAAGCGTGGAATTCTCAAGCATCGATCTGGTGGTAGTAAATCATACCGGCACTCTCACGTTCTGGCTGACGGTCAAGAATATGACCTCGCAGTGGGATTCTGGGATTCTCATCTCAAGCGATATGTACAACCAGGAGAGCTTCCCGGCTGTAAGTGTGATTGCAGGCCAATCATTGAGTAGGAGTAATGCCAAGTATGTGTAAAGCACCAACGCCATACAAACAAGGCGACACAGTGAAAAGGCCACCGCCTTCACCACCAAAACCGAAAAGCAATAGGATCGCTATAGCGGTCTTTTTTATTTTCTGAAGAAAGGTGAATAAATGGAAGAGATGCGAATATTAGCATTAGCCCTATTCCTGTGCGGGCTTGTGTTCGGCTTCACTTTTGGAATGTTGTGCTGTCTGGATGAAGATAGAGGCTATGAATTTTTACCCATCCCATCCCATCACCTCCAGTTGGTAGGCCTTGTGAGCCAGCAGCACCACTAAAAACAAGAGTGGCACATGACGACCACCACCTAGCTAAAACGGTGCGAGCTAAATTAAAGGCGCAGAAAGAGAGAAACAACAATGCCAATCCGAGAAGTAACACTTAAAAGCGGCAGGAAAGGCTATCGATGGGGCGCACACGGAAAGATTTATCCGACACGTGAGCAAGCCGAGAAGCAGGGAGCTGCTGCATCTTCAAATGGCTATGCCGGTGATGCCGCTCTCGCCCTTGATAAAGCCAGTAGTCGCGAATACGACCGTAATGGATACCTGCGAATCGCACAAAATCACATTACGAAAGAGCAGGTCGCACCGTATTACGGAAGAGAAATACCGGGTTTCGAAGCTTTAGGTTTGGATCCCGAGAAGATTTACTACGGGTATCGTCCGTGGGAAGAAATAGTTAAAGCCGTCGATACTTTCAATGGCGTTCCGATACTGATCGTTCATAAGTTGGATAGCGCTGATAACCCGCTTAAAGAAGAGCGCATAGGTTCGGTAGGCACCACCCCAGTTCTTAACAGACCATATCTCGATAACGCATTCACTTTCACTGATAAGTCAGGGATTGCGGTAATAGAAGATGGCTCTCAAAAAGAAGTGAGCGCCGGATATTTCTTCACTCCAGATTTTTCAAAGCCCGGAGAGTTCGAAGGAGTTCATTACGACTTCATTTTCACGGATCTCACCGGAAATCATGTAACCGTGGTGCCAGAGGGACGATGTGGTCCCGATGTTCACGTCCAAGACGCAATGCCGTCAAAACCAATAAAGGTGCAAAAAATAATGCAACTTACCCGCAAACAGGTGGCGGTGCGTGCAACGCTGGCTGCCTACTTAAAGCCGCGTCTTACCATGGATGCTGCTCCCGCAGATCTGACCAAGTTGGTTGGATCATATAAAAAACCTTCAACCCTAGCTAAAGCAGTCGTTCGCCAATACGGCAACAAGATTGCTCAAGACATGGAAATCGAACCTGAAGAACTGGCTGAACTGATGGAAGCGGCTGAAGAAGTCGTTGAGCCTGAAGAAAAGAAACCAGTTGAGACTGAAGAAACTATCTTTGATGAAGACAACGTTTCTGAAAGCTTGAAAGCAATTCTGGAAGGTAAAATTCCCGATGAAGTGCTGGCTAAAATTCTCGCATGCGTCATTGAACCAGTTGTTGGTGATGAACTCACCGAAGAAGAGAAAGCAGCTAAAGCACAGGCCGATAAAGACGCGGCTGACGCTGAAGCAGCCAGGAAGAAAAAAGAAGGCGAACCAGCGATGGATGCTAATACTATTAAATTGCAGGCACGCACGGAGGCTCAGTCTCATTTCCGCAATCTGAACGAAGCTGGGCGTAAAGTTCGTGATTTGGTTGGCGAAGTGGATGTCATGGCGTTTGACAGCGCCGAAGATATTTACGGGCACGCACTGAAAGCTAAAGGCGTGAAAATCGGTCAATACGAAAAGTCCGCATACAAAGGCATGGTTGATATGTTGGCGGCGAATAAGCCATCACAGCAGACCATTACTCAGGACTCATCTCTAGATACTTTCGAAGGCCAGTTTGCAGGTCTCGGCAATATCAAAATTAATTAAGGGGCAATGCAATGGGCCTTCAAAAACAAGTAAATCTTTATTATTCCGGTGCTGTAGCCGGTGACCGAGCATCGCATAACCCAGTAGTCTACTTACCTCGAAATCCTCTGGCTGAGGGTGTGGTGTATGTCGGTCGATTCGTGTTTAGGGGAACGGACCCAGAAAACCAAGTCAAAACATCTGGGTCTGTCGTGGCGGGTTTCGTAGAGCGCCTTCTCAATTACTATAATTTCACACTGACATCTGGCGGCACGCTAGCTATCCCAGATAAAACGCCTGTTACCGTAGCGAGTATTGGCGAGTTCTATGCCGTTTATACATCAACCGCACCAACAATTGGACAGAAAGCATTCGCCAATACCACGACCGGCATTATTTCTTATGCTGCGGCTGGAGCTACCGTTGCTGGTTCTGTTGAGACCGGTTTTGTTGTTAGAGAAGTTCGGGAAGAAGATGGTTTAGTCTTCATTTCCAACTGGACCCCCGCCGCCTAAACACTGAAATAATCCGCTCGTAACTAACACTGAAATAACTCGGTGGGCATCGTCACGTGCGGATGGAGATAATAATGAATATTACGTTCGAACAAGCCAAGCGATACGGCTTCGATTTTGGTCGCAACGCTCGCGAGTGGATCACGAAAGACAACATGCCTCGCCTGATTCAGGATGCTGCTCTTATCACCCAAGCAAACACAACTATTCCAGCAGAATTGCTGGCTTACATTGACCCGACTGTCATTGAGATTATGACAGCCCCACGCAATGCCCGCGAACTGTATAGCGAAGAGAAGCGTGGCGACTGGACTACGCCTTATTTCAAATGGCGTGCCGATGAAGTGACCGGCAGTACCGCCGCATATTCTGACTTTGGTCAGTTTGGCGTAGCTGGCGTTAACTCAGAATGGTTTACACGTGAACAATATCGCTTCCAGACAATCATTCAGTATGGCGATTTGGAGCAAGATATGGCGGCGCAAGCCAAAATCAATCTTGCAGCAGCGAAGCAGCGCTCAGCAGCTACTACCATCGACATCGATTCAAATAGGTTTTACTTATTGGGCGTTGCTGGTAAAGAAATCTATGGTGTCCTGAACGATCCAAACCTACCAGCAGCAACTACCCCGATCTCCGTTGGCGGTGTGACTGCGTGGTCAGGTAAGGACGCAATTGCTCGCTACAATGACGTGATCAAACTCTTCACTCAGTTAGTGAATCAGTTGCAGGGTTTGGTAGACGAGAAGTCACACCTTAAGCTAGCAAGCTCTCCTGCGTTGCGTGCACTTCTGGCTGAGCCTACCCAGCTCGGTATCACAGTTATGTCGATGCTGAAAGAGTATTTCCCTAATATGGAATTTGTATCTCTTCCACAGTTGGGCGCAGCGGTTGCGCCAGCGGCTGCTGAAACTATGATGCTGATCGCCCCTGAGATATTGGGTAATCAAACGGGCCTATTGGGGTTCGGTGAGAAAATCCGTATGGGTCGCATCGTCCCATCACTGTCATCATTCGCTCAAAAAGTTACCGGGACTACCTATGGTGGCGTTATTAAGGTGCCTGTGGCGGTTGCCCAAATGACGGGAATGTAAATTATGGCGCGTCAACGCAAAATCACAGCCTCTGAGGAGGCTGTTTCTTTATCTCAAGGAAATAATATGTCTAATTCAGTTCACGTTCGCTTAAAGCACCCACACGGCATCGTGTTTGATATTTCTAATGGTCGCAAGGTTGCATTATTTGGCAGCGACTTCCATCTGCGCGGGCTGGAGAAAGGCACACTGACATGCGGATTTGGTAAGACCATCGTTCCGTCTGCTGATTGGGAAGAAGTGTTGGCTACGTATCCTTCAATGGTGGACGATTTAGTCCGAAAAGGGACTCTTATTCATCAACCAGATTCTGCTAGTGCAGATGAAAACGCCGATGATAATCGAGGCGTTAAGCATGGACGTGAGCCTGTCGATACGAAAAACGACAAGACAATTAAAACCGAAGAAGTACCGGCGGGAGAGGCTGCATAATGGCTGTGGTCACTTTTGACAGTGACGAATTTCTCGGAATCTACCCTCGATTTACTGGTGTCTTAACGCCCATTCAATTACAGAATGCTTTCGACACCGCTTGCTTGATGCTGGACAACACTGACGGATCTATTGTTCCTTATGACCCTGACAACGGCATTAAAAATCGCAAGACGCTTCTCTACATGCTGACTTGCCATCTAGCCTCTGTCGCTCTATGGGGGGATGGACAGTCTGGTCCAGTATCAGGAGCTTCAGAGGGTTCTGTGAGTGTGTCGTTCGCTGTCCCCGATGTAACAACTGCTTCATGGTACAAGCTAACACCTTGTGGTCAGGCTTACTTTCAGGCGATCAAGAAATACATCGTTGGTGGACGCTACATTGCGCAGCGCTACTATCATCCATGGGGGTAATTTATGGCTGGAATATCAGGTGGTGACAAATTAGAAGCCGCGCTTGCTGCTATTTCTGAGAATATTAAGCTGCAAATGAATGTTGGCATATTAGCGGGGGCAACCAATAGGGATACGGGCGATCCTATTGCCCCATATGCGGCGGCAAACGAATTCGGAACCCTTAATATTCCGGCGCGTCCATTCATGCGAAACACCGTTGCTGAGAAGTCTGGCGATTGGGGGCGAACTCTTGGCAGATTGGTCATTGGAAAGGCTCATGAGCCCGGAGGCATAAAAAAAGCATTCAATATTCTCGGTGCTGTTATGGTTCAAGATATTAGAGATTCCATTGAGAACTCAATCCCACCACCCAATACACAGTCCACAATTAACAATAAACGCAGGAAAGGTCGTGCTAGTCCAGATAAGACATTGGTCGATTCAGGAAGCATGCAGAGTGCTGTTGACTTTGAAATCATCACTGGAGAATCAGAATGAATTTACATCAGATTGCTTCAGGGTTGATTGGACAAGTGAATCCGTTCATTGATGGCACCATAAAAGTATATTCGGGTGAAAATGAGGATGCTGCTGGCAAGGTTAGCCCAAATTATGTTGAAAAACAGGTTACCGGACAACTCCAACCTCTGGCATGGAAAGACCTTAAGCACCTTGACGGAATGAACATCACTGGAGTTGAAAAAAAATTCTATGTGAATGGTAATTTCAGCGCTATTAGCCGCCCGGGAATTTCTGGCGGTGACCTTCTGGTTATTGGCCCTCAGGTTTGGATGATTCGCACTGTGATAGAGCTTTGGCCTGACTGGTGCTCTCTTGGATTAACACTACAGGTAACATAATGGCAGCAACCATCACCCCGCTGATGGATGGGTTATTCACTTCTCTTCGCTCGTTTCTTATCGCTCACGTGACCGTTACTTCCTGTCGACAAGCACAGCTAAATAGAACAGCTATGCCAACGGGGGATTTCATTGTCATGACGCCTTTGGGCGTGGATGGCCTATCCACAAATGCGGTGTCTTATCAGTTTGACCCAGATAACGACATCAACACAGAAACTCATAAACGAACAACGGTGTGGCGATGTCAGCTAGATTTCTACGGCGATTCAGCTCAGGAGTTTGCAAATACTATCGCGATGATAATTCGCACTGATTACTCATGTGAATGGTTTCGGCATAATTCTGCTGAAACTGGCAGCTCGTTAATCACTCCGCTGTTCTGCACCGACCCAAAACAAACCGCAATGATAAATGGCGAAGACCAGTGGGAGAACCGATGGACTTGTGATTTGCACGCCCAAATCCCCGCTAGTGTCGTTGTACTTCAGCAGTTTATGGAAAGCGTTAGCATCGGTCTTGTAGAAATCGACGCAAAATTCCCACCGGAGAATGAATAAATGACAATCCCAGCTAAGAATATCGTACAAGTTAATCCCGGTGTTTTATCTGCCGGTGGATCTGCCGTTGATTTGAACGGACTGATCTTAACTACTAACACAGTAATCCCGATCGGCTCAACGCTACAGTTTGCCAGTGCTGATGCTGTATCTAAGTATTTCGGAGCAACCTCAACAGAGGCTGAAATGGCTGGCATTTACTTTGGCGGCTATTTGAATGCCACCAAGATGCCGGGCCTGCTCAATTTAACTCAGTATCCCGCGGCTGATGTATCGGCGTATTTGCGAAGTGGCTCTATGGCTACAATGAAATTGGATGAGCTGAAGTTACTTACCGGCTCGCTTACCATTACGGTTGACGGCACAGCAGTGACAGCAGCTAGCATTAGCCTAGCAGCAGCAACGAGCTTTAGTTCAGCGGCTACCATTCTGGCAACGGCGCTAAGTCTGCCGGTAACGTTCGATTCAATTCAGTCAGCATTCACGATTAGATCGACAACTTCTGGCGCGACCTCGACAATTAGTTATGCCACGGGAACGCTATCAACTAGCCTAAAAATGACTAATGCAACCAGTGCTGTAACGTCGCAAGGTGCAGACGAAACAAACCCAGTTGATTTCATGACTGCATTAGTGCTGCGTACACAGAACTTTGGCGCATTTACCACAGCTTTCGAACCTGACCTTGAAAACAAAATTGCATTCTCTCAGTGGACGAATGGCACCAACAAACGTTATGCGTATGTGGGTTTTGATACAGATGCCAATGCCATTGCTGCTGACAGCACAACTACATGGGCGTATGCAGTCAAACAGGCTGAATATGAAGGGAGTTGCTTGCTATATGGTGACATAACTCTCGCTGCGTTTGTATTAGGCGTCACGGCGGCAATTGATTTCACTCGAACAAATGGCCGGATTACCTACGCATTCAAGCGACAAGGTGGCTTGCTGCCATCAACGACTGATGAAACAGAAGCAACCAATCTGATTGCCAACGGTTATAACTTCTACGGTCGTTATGCAACATCCTCTGATGAGTGGAATTTCCTCTACGATGGATCAGTAAGTGGCTCATTCAAATGGATGGATGCTTACGTTAATCAGATTTGGCTCAACGCCAGCTTGCAATCAGCAATGTTGAATCTGTTACTAAGCGTTGGCTCGATTCCTTATAACAACGCTGGTTATGCATTGGTCGAAACTGCATGTCTTGATCCTCTGAATGCCGCTATCAACTTCGGTGCGATTCGTACTGGGACCACGCTGTCAGAGACTCAGATTGCGCAGATCCAGTTTGCTATCGGCTCTGATGTGTCTCAGGCAATTATTGCGAAAGGTTATTACTTGCAGATTGTCCCAGCGACAGCACAAATCCGGTCAGCGCGAACCAGTCCAAGCATGACGCTTTATTATGCTGATGGCGGTGCTATTCAGAAACTGACCCTCGCATCTATCGAAATCCAATAGCGGAGCGCTAACCATGTCAACAATCACTTCTGCTAACTCCGTATTTTCGTTAGCGATCACCAATTTATATGCTACCCCGCAGATCCTTGAAGGATATAGCTCTGACGATGCTTTCTCTACTGACGCTCTGGATATCACTGAAACGGTAATGGGCATTGATGGCAAGCTATCTGGTGGTTTCGTGTTTAACCCAACCAACCAGACAATCACCATCATGCCTGACTCCCCATCGCTGGTTATCTTTGAAACGTGGGTCACTGCGATGAAAACCATGCGCGAAACATTAACGGCTAACGCAACCATTCAGCTACCAGCGCTGGGGCGAAAATACACTTTAACCAAAGGTTTTTTGGTGAGTGCAAAAACAATCCCTGATGTGAAAAAAACACTTCAACCAACGCCGTTCGTTATTCGTTGGGAAAGAGTCACAGGAGAAACAATCTAATGGCGCGCAAAAAGGCGATGTACGAGGTTAAGGACGAAGGCCGAGACAAAGGAAAGGTGTTTATCCTGACTGAGATGTCAGCGTCTCAGGCAGAGTTGTGGGCGGCACGTGCACTGTTAGCTATCGGTCGAGAAGGAATTAATATTCCTGAAGGAATTGATAAAATGGGCTTCTCTGCAATTGCCACCTTTGGCCTGAATATGGTTATGAAATTGCCATTCGACACTGCCGAATTTCTACTTGGCGAGATGTTCAAATGCGTTCAAATCATCCCGAATCCAGCGAACAAAGAGTTCTCTCGCGACCTAGTCGAAGATGATATCGAAGAAATCACTACGCGGGTTAAATTGCGCAAGGCTGTCTTTGATCTGCATGCGGATTTTTTAATGGCCGCCGCGCAATTGACTTCGGCCCCCAATTCATAGGGGACATGCCAAGCGGCCTAGTAGAATACCTCAATATCCCCGCACCAATAGCAACCGTAATTTCAGCAGGTAAAGCATCCCTTCATGAGTTGGACACCGTTTATGGTGTGGCTGACCTATGGATGATGCTGGAGGTTATTACGGTTGATAACCATAACGCCAGAATCATGAACCAGCCTAAGGAATAATGATGCCAACTATTGTCGATGCTCTTGTCATCACGCTTGGGCTGGAATCATCCGGCTTTAAAAAGGGCGGTAAAGAAATAACCGAGGAGATGAAGAAGCAAAAAAAGGAGGCGGAAAAGCTTGCCAAGGACATGGCAGAACAGGGTAAAAAGGCTGGTGCATTTTTTGGCAGTATCAGAAATGAGTTGTTAGCACTGGTCGGGATATCTCTTTCCATTAAGGGATTTAAAGACCTGATCATTGGCACTGCCAATAGCATGGCTACGCTAGGACGTTCAGCGGCACCCCTAAATATGTCAGCTCGTCAATTGGATGCGTGGCAACATGTCGCCCAAGCAACGGGTGGAACTGCTGAAGGGCTTACTGGCTCAATGCAGTCGCTCAGCGATAGCATTCATGCATTCTCTATGGGTAAGGGGGGCGAACAAGCAATCGCAACGCTTGGTTCACTTGGTATATCAGCAAGAGATGCCCAAGGTAAAATGAAGGGGGTAGGTGATCTCTATATAGAAATCGCCCAAAAATTCAAAGATAAAAATCTTTCCATTGGTGCAGCAAGGCAGTTTGGCTCTGGGCTAGGAATGGACTCGTCCACCATCAACATGCTGATGGAGGGGCCAGAGAAAGTTCAAAAACTTTATCAGGATATGTATAAAAACTCTGGCGTGACTGATGCTGCCGTTGAGAGGTCTAAGCGGTTCCAAGAGCAGTGGGCAAAGATAGATCAAACTTTCCAAAGTGTAAGGGAAAAGCTATTTACAGCGCTAATCCCATACATTGATAAGCTATTAGTCTTGTTGGATAGATTTGCTAGCTGGGTAAGTTCACATCAAGAAGAAATAAATTCCTTTTTTACTAATTCGGCAGCAGAAATCGGAAAGGTTGTTGATGCTGTTGGTGGCTTGCAGAATGCCTTCGAAATATTACTCGCTTTTATGGTTGGCAAGTGGGCGCTTGGAATGCTTGGAACCCTCGGTAAAGTATCCGGTGCTCTTGGGCCAATAGTTGCTGCGATAGCGACAATAAACGCCTACAACAAAGTAAACAGCATTCAAGAAGAAGCTAAGGCTTCTAAAATGTCTGTCGGTGATTACTTAATTAAAAAGAATAAAGATTTTGAATCCTCGGAGGTAGGGAATACACCTGGAGACAAGATCATTAGGTGGTGGGATTCAGTTACTGGAGGTTACAGCGCTGGAGAATACTCGGCCTATGGAACTAAATCACCACGTGACCCAGAACAGCACGCTCAAGCGGCAAGAGCGACAGGAAAAGGTAAGGCTTTGCTTGACTGGATGAGTGGTCAGTTTGGAAAGCTGGAAGCGCAATACGGGCTACCTACAGGATTACTCCGAAGCGTGGCGACCACTGAATCAGGTGGCAATCAATATGCGATCTCTGGTGCTGGAGCTAAGGGTTTGTTCCAGTTTATGGACCCGACAGCCAGAGACATGGGGCTTAAAGGTAACGATGTATATGACCCGGAAAAATCAGCGAATGCGGCAGCTAAATATTTAAGCCAGTTGCTCAAAGCTACCGGTGGAGACCTAAATAAAGCATTGGCAGCTTATAACTGGGGAATTGGAAATGTTCAGAAAAAAGGGCTTGGAAACGCCCCGCTAGAAACATTGAATTACATACCAAAGGTTTTAAATGGAATGCCGATGGGTGCACAGGTGAGCGCTCAGCGCTTTGCTAACAACACCAATAACAACCAAACATCAAGCACCTCAAGCACTGAGATTAGCATTGGTAAAATCGATGTTCTAACTCAGGCAACAGACGCCACAGGTATCGCTAGAGATCTGGGCGGTCAAATTAGGCGCAATGGTCTAGTTGCCGCGGCTAACGGAGGAATAAGTTGATGCCATTAATCAATTTCCCAAACGTCCCTAATGTTCTTGGTGTGCCTAATGTGGCGCGTTCTGGTCTGAGCATCGATCAGGACGCGATCATGAGCGCCATATACAGTGGCGACATCCTGTCAATTCTTGATTCGGTAATCACCCCCAAGTGGGGGATTTACGCACAAGATGGCACTCAGGCAATACTCCCTGACTCTGTACTTGATATCGAATATAAAGGCGAATCGAGAATATTGGACTATCCGATTGAGGCGGGTGGTTTTTCTTCATTTAACAAGGTTGCGACCCCCTTTGATATTCGTATGAAAATGGCATGCAGTGGCAATTTGTCAGCGGCTAGAATGACAAGGGAATCCTTCCTTGCGCGGCTGGATGAAATGCAAGCTTCGCTTGACCTATACAACATCGTTACCCCTGATTATGTGTACAACAATGTTGATTTGGTCGGATATGACTATCGCCGAACCAATGAGAACGGGGTGACCCTGCTGATCGTCGAAGCAAGGTTTAACGAGATTCGCGTCACTGGAGATGCTCAATACAAATCAGTTAAAAGTGATAGCGCTGCCGACCCGGTAAATCAGGGGCAAGTCTACGCAAACAAGCCGACTGCGGAACAATTCTCAGCGGCCCCAAAAACTGCCGAGGAACTATTCTAATGCAAGTCATTCCCATTGCTGCGGTTCCGTCTCAAACGTTAAACGTTATCCTTGCTGGGCAGAGTTGCACTATAAGCCTGAGTCAGAAAAGCGGAGTCATGTATTGCACTTTAATGGTTGGTACGGAAAACATCCTTTCATCTGTCGTATGCCGAGACCGAGTAAGAATAGTACGTCTTACCTATCTTGGATTCATTGGTGACCTTGTGTTTGCTGATAATTCTGGTACTGATGATCCTGTCTATGCCGGCCTTGGTAGTCGCTTTGTATTTTACTATTTGGAGGCGGCTGATTTATGAGTTATCAAAAGCGAAAGATAACAGTAAATTTCACCCTGAGTGATGATGATTTCGGTGACGGCAATGACAGTCTGACAGTTTCAGGATTAAGGGTTGAAGCCCAAATAGATAATGCTGGCGGCGTATCAGGAAGCACCCTGTATGCCAAGATCTACGGCATGAAAGAATCAGATATGAACAAGTGCTGCACGTATGCACAAGTCTACGGAGTTATTAAAAACATTGCGATAACAATGACAGCCGGGGACGAAGCAAGCGGAATGTCGCAAGTTTTCCAAGGGACAATTTTTAACGGTATGATTGACTACAATGAAACGCCAAACGTCCCATTGGTCATTCAGGCCAAAAGCGGATTTGTTGAGCAGATCCTTCCAGCCGCTTCAAATAGCTCACCAGGAAGCACTAATGTTGCATCTATGATTGAAGCTATAGCCAAATCTATAGACTTCGGATTTACAAATAATGGCGTTAATACATCATTATCGAATCATTATTCTTGGGGGTCTCCAGTTGAGCAAATAAGAGATATAGCGAGAGCTGCTGGGATTGATTTAGCGATTGAAAATCGCATTGTCTCGATATGGCCGACTGGTGGCGTTAAAGATAACCAAATGGTGCATCTATCACCATCAGAGGGGCTCATTGGTTATCCTAACTATCTTGGATATGGATACGCAGTAACGGCGATATTCACTCCTGATATTGTTCGTGGAAGGCGACTTAGATTGCTTAGTGCTTCACCTCGGGCTAATGGAGATCTTTATATCCAAGCAGTCAGTCATTTGATATCGAGTGAAATGCCTGGAGGTCCGTGGTTCACGATGTCTACATTAACTAGCACCTCTTCTGGTGGGGAATTTTAATCATGTCATCTGCGATTCAAAGTACTCCGTTATCTTCATCTTCAGATCCAAATTCTTTAGAGTTTTTCATTAGTCAGTTCATGAATAAGATATGGACATCAACAATAGTTGTAGTTAAGGCATCATCTAATGATGGCGGCGTGTCACCAGTGGGTAAAGTAACCATACAGCCAATGGTTACCATGACAGATAGCAAAGGAAGAGTTGTCGATCATAGTGATATTTATGAGGTTCCATACATGAGGCTGCAAGGTGGTAGTGATGCGATCATCATCGACCCAAAGGTTGGTGATATCGGAATAGCTATGTTTGCCAGTAGGGATATCTCAGCAGTAAAATCCTCAAGGAGAATATCCCCTCCGGGATCGGGAAGAAAATTTCACGCATCGGATGCTTTCTATATGGGCGGCATTCTAAATGGTATCCCAACTCAGTTTTTGCGATACTTTTCTGGTGGTATTGAAATAGTATCCCCTCATAAAGTTACAATTATTGCTCCTGAAATTGAACATAATGCTGCAACATCATTTACCGTTAACTCTCCAGTCATCACACTTAATGGCAATCTTTCTCAAGGTGAGGGAAGTAACACAGGTGATGCAACCTTTGGTGGAACGATTACAGCTATTGGCGAGATAAAAGGAAATGGAATTAACTTATCAACACATAAGCATGGTGGCGTTCAGATAGGTGGTAGTGATACAGGATTGCCGGTTTAATGATAGAATGATGACATGTTTGATTTATTCCAAGAGTGACATAAAAATGAGAAAAATCATTATTGGCATGCTGTTATCTATTATGTCATTTTCAAGTATTGCTGACATGAACGCCATGGGCGAGTGCATGCAGCGTGCTGGGATACTAAAAACATCCATCCAACTAATAAATTCTGATTTCACAAGAAAAGATGCTGAAGTTCAGATTATGTCGAAGATAACCCCTAAGCAGTTCTATTATGATCGGACGGCTAAGTGGGTTAATAAGCTACTTGACTCAGTCTACGCCGACCCTGAATCCCCATTTGCAGACCCTCAATATAATTACGATGTGTTTTACCGGCACTGTGTGAATAACTTTAATAAATACAGCGGAAACAACGCCCTGTTGAGGTAGCGAAAGCCGCACTGAACAGCCCACCAAGTGGGCTTTTTTAGCCAAATCTATCTTTGAATTTCTGGTCACTTTTTCTACGACTCATTTTGCCATTGCAATATGGGCATAGGTGCTGTTTTTTACCTTCAATTTCCCACGTGAAGTATTTTTTCTTAAAGTCAGCACCGCAAATGTCGCAGCTTCTTGGTTTGAATAGGCTTGCGAAAAAAACCAGCACGACAATACCGATAATCCATTCCATCTATATCTCCAGTTTAGGTGGGTGTTGGAAGATAGCATACTGCTTCATCATCCATATGGGCAACTTAGCCAGCGAGTGCCATACGGTGGCTATTGGCAGGATAGGACAGTGAAGGTGGTGAGGTATAAAGATTTATAAATAAAGAGCATCTTATTGGTGCTCTTGATGATGGTTTTGATTTTTGACGCGTCCTTGAGTAGATTTAAGGCGTTAGTAGAAAGTCAAACTTGGTCAGGACTGTGCAACCATCCAGTTGTTTCAAGCGAGATCGCGTAAGTTCGAGTTAAATTCGTGAACTGGGTAGAAAATAAATCACTCGATTAACCAATGGTTTATCTATTTGATAAACAACTGCGGTTGTATGTTGGCGAGTTCGTCAAGTAGAATTCTATGCAAGTTACCTTAAGGTAACTATTACATGAGGGTGTAATTATGAAAAAATTTGATGAGTTTGATGGCTTCTAACCAATAAACCACATACGAACCTGCGATCGGAGGCTGAAACCCTCCGATTTTTTGTTTAAGGCTGGCAATAATGGAATTGCTCAAATCTATTCTTTCTTCCGAGATAACTAGAAATATCGGTGTCTTTATTGGGATATTAGTTGCGGTGGTGTCAGTTTGGAGTGCCAAGGTAACGGCAAGGAAAAAACAAACTGCTGATTTTTTATTTGCCAGTCGGACGGACAGTAAGTTAATTGATGGTAATAAGTGTCTATCTGAACTTCATGTATCTGATGATAAGAATATGAGATCCTTCGCCAATCGAGCGAAGTTCGACACAGAAGAAAACATTAATATTAGATATGTTCTTAACCACTATGAACGAATAGCAGTTGGTATTCAGGCTGGGATATACGATGAAGGAATGTTGAAAAAAACATCCTGCAATAGCGTTTTACGTCTATATAAGCAAGCCAAGCCATTTATAGATGGGGTTAGGGATAGTGAAGGGGTGTTAACCTACTATCAGGAATTCGAATGGTTAGCCAAAAAATGGGAAAGGTCACCCCTTAAGACAAAAAGATGAGAAAGAACAATCGACTAAACCCGCTCCGGCGGGTTTTTGCATTTACGCAGTAGGCAGCTAATTAAAGATCGTCCGCTTCCCTGCTTATTGACGCAGCAACATTGATAGCGAGAAGGTATGCGTCGTCTACTACACCATAAGTCTTTGGAGTAATGGCGTTTGCATGCCGACAGAAAGCATTTTCCATATATTCCAGTAACTCTTTGTTATGCGTATCTTTACTAGGGTCTAGGACGTGCAGCCCGCGAATAAACTCCCAATAATTTTCGAACAACTCATGGATGAAAATTTCATTTTCGGAGAATTGGTAGAACTCATCCAGAGTAAGGGGCCGATTCAATTGACTTAATCTTGTTAGCTCTCTAATTAACCACTGGCTTGCGTCACGTAATTGTTCAGCATTTATACTCATAGTGATATGTTTCCTTAGATTAATTTTCCACTTTGACGATTACAAATTGCCAAGGATCTGGCGCGTCCGTGCGCCGGCGTTATCAATAGTTTTGTAAATTTATCTCTTTTCTACGATTGATTACGATTGAGCGATTTTTGGGCTATTTACCACCTCAAAGCACTGTGCTTTACTCTACATCGAAGCGCTGTTGGGTGTGGTGCGAAGCTGCTCAGGTAGGTTTTTTATTGGCGTATTTTTGTTTTGCCTTAAGCAACACTCTAACGTTAGCGCTTTCGTTATCAATTTTTTCCATAAGCTTATCTATCAACCAATCTACCTTTTCATTAACAGCATCGAATTCTTCTATTGTTTCATGCTGTGCGTGTGTGACTTGATTAAAAACAGAAACAAACTCGGCATCCATATTTATAGCGCCCCCAGATAGTGCGTCTTGCAGTATCTGAACAATTTCAGAATTCATGGATCTGCCATTTTGCTTGGCACGTTCAGCTATGGCATCACGCATTCCGTCAGGCATCCTGACCGTAAATCGCTCTATAAAATTTGGGTCATCTTTTTCAGTCATTTTTAGGGTCCATAATTATTTATATAAAACACGGTAGCATCATATTGACATTACTCACAATGACATCATAATGGTGTCAGGCATCAAAATGATGCTATCTGAAACAGGAGAAAGTAAATGCAAGATGTTCTTTATACCGGACGTAAGAACGATAGCTTTCAGCTTCGCATGCCGGAGCGCATGAAAGAAGATATCCGCCGCATGGCTGAAATGGATGGAATTTCTATCAATTCTGCGATTGTGCAGCGTTTGGCGCGGTGCTTGAGAGAAGAGCGTTCTAATGCAGCTTAGAAACAACGAAACCCCATTGGTTGCAGCCGCAGGGGTTTCTAATTTGTCAGTATCTACCAAGGAACTAACAATGAATAGTTTAGCAAAGTCAAATGCAAATAACACGCAAACTTCCGCAATATCACAGTTCCATTTTGATACTCATGCTGTTCGGGTGTTAAGTATCCATAATGAGCCATGGTTCGTTGCTGCTGATTTATGCCGCGTGCTCGAACTATCGAACCCAACCAAAGCCATCATGAATTTAGATGATGATGAGAAAGCCCTAACTTCAATTCAGGGCTTAAGTCGTGGTAATGAAGAGGCCAATATCGTAAGCGAGTCAGGAATGTATACACTGATACTCCGCTGCCGTGATGCTGTAAAGCCGGGAACCATACCTCACCGAGTACGCAAGTGGGTCACTGCCGAAGTTCTTCCCGCAATTCGTAAAACAGGAAGCTATGAAAGTCCACGTAAGTCCACCAAGAAAGCATTGCCCGGTAAAATCACCATCGAACAGCAGGAAGCGGTCAAACAGTTAGTAATGAATCGCGGCAAGGCTTTGCCAAAAGAAAACCAAGCCAAAGCCATAATCACCATGTGGTCAGCGTTGAAAACTCACTTTGGTTGCAGCTACAAAGAAATCAGTGAAGACCAGTTCACGGAAGCTCTCTCACTGGCTGCGCGAGTTCCTATTGAGGGTGAGTTCCTCGGCAAACAGGAAGCGCTACCAGCCCCGAAAATATCTTACCCAATGGAATACTTCGAACAGTTCAAATGGATTATTGGTGAAAAGGCATTGAGTTCACCTTGGGCGTATCCAGCCAGAATGTTAACTCCCGATGCTGATTACCCTAATCCATGTGGTCGTTTATTGTTTGATTTGAAAAATGCCGGATATGAAGTGGAGGCCGCATTATTCCAGTTACTTTCGCTGCAACACCATATTCAAGTGCTGCGTAGCAAGGTCAGCGCAGTAGAGCGAGTATTAGGGGTTAACTAATTTTGCCAAAACACAGGCAATAAAAAACCGCCAGTTAGAGCTGGCGGCTCAATAAACTAAACCGTGTGAGGTTTTATGTCTGCATTAACTTTAGCAAATGGTAGATCTGATGTCACGAAAATGTCTAGCCGAGAGATTGCGACTCTGACAGGTAAGCAGCACAAAAACGTTAAGCGTGACGTTGAAGTTATGCTGGAAGATCTGAAAGAAGATAAGCTCAAATTTGAGCACATCTATTTAGATACCATGAATCGCAAACAGAGTGAGTACCTACTGGACCGAGAACATGTTGAATGCCTGCTGACTGGTTATAGCGCACAACTCCGAATGAAGGTCATTCGCCGTCTTCGTCAAATTGAGGATGGAAGCAAGAAAGAGAAATCATCATCAGGACTGCCAGAGTATCGTCGGGCAAGAACACTTAAAATGTCAGTAGATGCAGTCCATCAGCTTTTCGACATGATGCCCAACCTTAGTGAGCTGTCTAAACAGTGCGCCGCGGCTAATATTATTAACCCAGTCGCTGGTTTTGAAGCCATCCCTTTGCCAAAGCTGGAAGAACATTTCTACACAGCCGGTCAGGTTGGTGAGATGCTTGGTATTTCTGCTCAAAAAATCGGCCGCATATCTAACGCCAATAACCTCAAGACTGACCAGTACGGCATTTATGTAATGGATAAGTCTGCGTATAGCAGCAAGCAAGTTGAGGCGTTCCGCTACAACGCTAACGGGGTAGAAGCGTTGCGCCACCTGATCCACGGAGCTGATGTAGCTTAATTAGTTAGGTCTAATCACCAAAACCTAACCCACTTAACTGTGGGTTTTTTATTACCTAAATTCCGGAGAGTCAATGCAAAACACGCTGCTTCTAGATCGCACTGCATGGGATTTAGTTCTTGATGCAAATGGAGATATTGCCATGGCTAGTTTGCCTTACTCAATAGCTCAGGACGTCGCCAGCGCCATTAAAACATTTATCGGTGAGTGCTGGTATGACACGTCTCAGGGGCTGCCTTACTGGCAGCAAATACTAGGAGAGTGGCCTCCAATATCTTTGGTTAAATCTCACTTGGTATCTGCTGCCCTTTCAGTACCGAACGTTGCGGATGCTAAGTGTGTGATCGTCAGCTTCAAGGGCCGAGAATTAACCGGACAGGTGCAAATTACTGATAGCGATGGCGTGGTGTCGCTAGTCTCATTTTAAGGAATCATCATGACTACAAATGTACCCGCCATTGTCTTTACTGATAAGGGACTGACGCTTCCAGATGAGACAGCAATACTTGCAGGGAGAATGGCTGATATCAACACGGCATTTGGGGGAGGTGTTAATCAGCAATTAAGCACTCCGCAGGGCCAAATAGCGCAAAGCGACACAGCCATTATTGGTGATAAGAATAATCAGATTGCATTACTTGTAAACCAAGTTAACCCGGATTACGCATCAGGGCGCATGCAGGACGCTATAGGGCGCATTTATTTTCTGAATCGCATATCAGCGTATGGGACTGTAGTCACTGGGCGCTGTACTGGATTGGTTGGAACTGTAATACCGATAGGAGCTATGGCGCAAGATAATAGCGGATTCCTATATTCAGCCATCACCACTGGTGTGATACCAGACGCAGGGTATATCGATGTAGATTTTCAATGTACCACAACAGGTCCGATTGCATGTCCAGCAAACACTTTATCAAGAATTTATAACGCAATAATTGGCTGGGACACTATTGATAATGAGTTGTCTGGAACGCCAGGTGTTGATGTTGAAAGCAGAGCTGATTTTGAATCGAGGCGACGGAATTCTGTAGCCGCCAATGCTGTTAATTCACCTCAGTCAATATTTGCTAGGGTATTGTCAGTACCTGACGTTATCGATGCATACGTGATTGATAACCCAACAGGGGAAACAGTTAATATTGGTTCAACTAATTATTCAGTTGTCGCGCATTCTGTTTATGTTGCTTGCGCTGGCGGCGCGGCGGCTGATATTGCAGCTGCAATATGGAATAAAAAATCACTGGGTTGTGATTATAATGGCGATACAACCTACACCATTGAAGACATGAACTATCAGCCTCCGCGCCCACAATATTTGGTTAAGTGGGTAACACCTACGGCGGTCCCTGTTTATTTTGATATTCAGATAGCAATGAACTCCGCATTGCCGTCAAATATTGTCGAATTAATACAGGACTCGATTATTAATTCATTTAATGGTTCGGATGGTGGATCACGCGCTCGTATAGGGGCGACCATTTACGCATCTCGTTATTATTCAGGAATAGCATCAGTAAGTAATAACGTAAATATTCAATCAGTGTTGCTTGGGGTGGTGTCACCTGGCATATCAACTTCAGCAACGATTGGAATAGATCAGCGTCCAACTCTTGATGCAACCAACATTACAGTAACGTTGGTGTAGATATGGAAAATTACAAAGACACACTTCTCAGTCAATATGCCAATAGTCCAACAATTACATCAATAATCAGCACATTTAATGATGCAATAGATCCGGAGGTTGATTTAGATAACTTCTATAACTTTATCTGGAACGTCGAAACGGCGGTGGGGTTCGGGTTAGACATCTGGGGGGCTATCGTTGATATTCCTAGATTATTGCAGGTTGAAACTACGCAGTTAAATTTGGGGTTTGTAGAATCTGAAGGGATTGGGTCGGATTTAACAAGCCCTCAACCATTCGGGCAAGCCCCATTCTACGAAGGCCCATTAGCAACAACAACAGTATCTTTGACTGATGATGCATATCGCCTTTTAATAATGGTGAAAGCACTTGCAAATATTACTGATTGCACTGCAATGAATTTAAATAAATTGCTCAGATATCTTTTTACAGATAGAGGAATTGTTTTTGTTGCAGATACGGGAGGAATGACAATCAGATATGTATTTGGATTTGATTTAACCCCTGTCGAACGTTCAATTGTTCTTAATTCTACAGCCATTCCAAGATCTGCTGGCGTCCTCGCGCAGATGATGATTACCAATTTTGACTATACATTCGGCTTTGCTGAAGCAGAGCTGGCCCCCTTTGACCAAGGGACATTCTTCCCAGACTCAGGACTTCAAGATGCAAAATAGCTCTATACCAACAAGAATGCCGGTACCATTTGCAAATAGTGGTGTTAAGCAAACAATTCCTATCGATTCTCAAATAGGTATTGAGGGCGGCAGGGCTTCTTTCACTGATGGGTTTCCACCTCTAACACGCATTCCATTAACGGCAGGAGGCATCCCTCCATATGGCACAGATTTTAATGGAGTGCTGAACGCGATTACTGATTCTATTCGATGGGCTAATGCAGGGGGAGGGTATTTATATGATTCTGCATTTTCATCACTCGTAAGCGGTTATCCGAAAGGAGCAAGATTAATAAACTCAACCTATACTGGGTATTGGCTAAATACAACAGAGGGTAATACTATTGCCCCTGAATCTGGTATCACTACAGGCTGGGTGCCAGATAAAAATCATGGCGTAACATCCATTACCGGACTTGCAGGCGCTAACGTCACTTTGACCGCTCTGCAAGCATCGAATGACCGCATTACCTTATCTGGAACGTTAACAGCGAATATCAACTTGGTATTCCCGAGCTGGTTATCAAAGTGGATCGTAACCAACAACTGTACTGGGAATTTCACCGTAACCTGTAAAACCGCATCAGGGAGTGGCGTTGCTATTCCTGTTGGCACTACAGCAGTAGTATTCAGTGATGGAACGAATATCACATTGAATGGCCCGCTGATGGTGCAGGCAGCAACGAACAACAATCACGCCGTAAACTTAGGGCAAGGTAACGCTCAGTGGTCACCGGTTGTTGGTGCTTCTCGCAATGCGAAAATGTCCGTAACGGCTGCCTCTGCTACTGCAACATTTACCGCAGATCAGCTTACGGTTACTACTGGACTGAGTGGGCAGCCGTATCTGTTAACTAGCTTCAGCAAGACAATTAACCTTGCGACCACCGGCGCTGGCGGGATGGACACTGGCACCGTTCCGGCCGCGGGATTTGTCGCGCTGTATGCGATATATAATCCCACAACTCAAGTATCTGCATTGCTGGCTGTTAATGCTACGTCAGTGCTGGCTCCTGAGGTATATGGCGGGGCAAATATGCCATCTGGTTATACGGCGTCAGCGTTGGTTAGTGTGTGGCGAACTGCAAGCAGTCAATTCACTATTGGTTACCAGTTAGATAGGAATGTTTCATTCCCTAGGGTAACTATTTTAAGTGTTACCACTGGAACGACTCCGCTTTTGGCGATAAATATGCCCAATTACTTACCCATAAATGCTAAGTATTGCAGCGTAGATGGTTCAGCAGGAACATCAAACAACGGTGTTGTTGGTTTGGCGTTTGCTTCATCGCTCTCAGGCATCGCTTGGCGGGCAAGTGCAATGGCAACAACTGCAAGTTATGGTGTCACATATACAGCCATGAACATTCCGATAACTACCACACAAACCGTTTATTACTCAGCGAATGCAACGGTTGGTACTTTTACCAATTTCGCATCTTCGTTGGTTGACTATTCATTTTAACGGGGAATTACATGGATATTTTATATGTGCAGTTTTCCGACGAAACGGAAACAGTAATAATATCTTGGTTTTGCTGCCCTCAGTCACCATCTGTTTATGATAATTTAGGGGAGGTTTATGCTGATGACCCAAGATACATTGCATACTATGAATCTCTCCCAGAATGGTTAAAGCCATTCTTACCTCAACCGATATATCCATAAAATACGCACCATTGGCAAGGACGCCATCATTGTTGGCCTGTTAAATCATAATCATGTATTTTTAATTTGGTAAGCATAGTAGTATAGTGAGAGAGGAAATTTCCCCCTATGCTATGAAAATAAAATCGCGGAATCGAGGAGTATGAATGCGCGTTCAATTTGCAAACCAATTGAGGGGCGTGGCTGCGATGATAGTAATCATATCGCACTATCTTGGATCTTATTTCTATCAAAAGAAATATATCTCTTCTGTAATAGGTAGTAACATAGAAGAGCACCAACCAAATGATTTTATTATTGTTTCTTTCTTATCTAAACATTTCGCCAATGTATATTTAGGCCCACTTGGTGTGTCAATATTTTTTTTAATAAGTGGATTTGTTATTATGTTTTCATTAGGGAAAATGACAAGTTCGAAATTCATATTCCAAAGAATATTCCGTATCTTTCCTACGTACTGGGCTGCATTGATTATAAGTGCATTTTTTTTATTGTTTTCATTCATCTACTGGAAGCCAATTAATTTTATCGAGAGATTTAGCCCCGCAAGAATTTTAAGCAATATATTTTTATATCATGATATGGCTGGTGAATCTTCTATTAATTTTGTTAACTGGACATTAACTATTGAATTGCTTTTTTACTTTGTATTTGCTTTGGTTTTTTTAATTACAAAAAAAGAAAAATTTATCGCTAATGTTCTTTTTGTTTTACTTTCACTGGTGTTATTACTGTTTTTTTCTCTGAGGTTTTTCAATGTTGAAATTCCTTATTATTTACTTACTTTACTATTAAGATTCAAGTATATACCTTATATGTGTGTTGGCTATTGTATTTATATGCACTTTAAGGGAGTTGTGACATTAATGCGGTGCTTCATTTATTCTGTGATGTTTTTATTTTTATCCTATCTGTATCTTTTGTTGGAGGGCGATAATAACCAACTATCAGTTCTTGGTTTTAATTATATTTATGGTTTGGTGGTGTTTTTAACTTGTTATTTTTTTAGAAGTAAATTTAACGATAATAAAATTATGGATTACTTTGCCGATATTAGCTATCCGGTTTATTTATTACACGCCACTTGCGGGTATGTAATCATATCAATAATGCTTGATAATAATATCAGTATATATACATCATCATTAGTATCCTTGCTGGTGGTAATTTTTATAAGTCACTTAACACATTCATACATTGAGATACCATCAAATAAGCTTGGGAAGTACGCTACATCGATAAAGCAACATGCGCCTATGCATGGGGAGAGAGGATAGTCTATGTGGGCTGGCATGGACGCCCATGAGGTTGGTGGCGTCGAAATGACGCCAGTTAATCTACTTTCTGACCATTGAATCAAGATAGTCCGCATACCATTGCATCATGCGCTTTCTGTCATCGATATATTGGGCGTGGTTATAAACGCCTCTTATTTTACTTTTATCTAAGTGCGCCAGTTGTCTCTCTACCCAATCGCCCTCGAAACCATGCTCATTGAGTATTGAACTCATTTGATGTCTGAAGCCATGGCCGCATGTTCTCCCCTCATAACCAACTCTGCGGATCACCCCTAAGACAGTATTCTCACTAATAGGCTTGGTTCGGTCATTACGCCCAGGGAAGACCAATTCAAAGTGTCCGGTTATTGGTTGTAGCTGTTTGAACAAGTTAATGACTTGGCTGGATAGCGGGACAATATGCAACCGGCGTTTCTTCATCACTTCAATTGGGATGGTCCATATAGCAGCATCCAGATCAACATCACTCCACTTAGCATGGCGCAGCTCTTTAGTTCGCAATCCTGTCAGCATTAATATCTGGGTTGCGGCCTTAGCTATGACACTGCCAAAGTATGAGTTAAGCGCAATAATGAAATCTGGAACTTCAGCCTCGGTGAGGAATGGATAGTGGGTGCTATTTGGTGGCGTCATTGCTACCGTCAAATCTGGGGCAGGGTTATATTCCGCTCGGCCAGTAACAATTGCGTATTTAAAAACCTCCCCGCACCGCCGCCTTGTTTTCCTCGCCATCTCCATAGCTCCGCGCCCTTCAATTTTTCTGAGTACATCCAAAAGCATTAAAGGTTTTACGTCTTTTATTGGCATATGTCCGATGAAAGGGAAAACGTCACGCACGAACATAGACATAACTAGGTCACTGTAGTCGGGTGTCCATACTTTCCTTTTTGAACCGTGCCACTCTCTTGCAATAGCTTCGAAAGTGTTTTCCGCTGATATGCGCTGAGAGACTTTTTTTGCTTTCTTGTCTTGAGATGGATCCACACCATCAGCAAGTAGTGATTTCGCTTCATCTCTCTTTTGACGTGCGTCAGCTAGCGTTGTGGCTGGAAACAACCCAATGGTCAGTAGTTTCTCTTTCCCGTTAATTCTGTACTTGAGCCGCCATGACTTAGCGCCAGTGGTAGAGACATACAAAAATAAACCTCCACCATCAGAAAGCTTATAGGCCTTTTCCTGTGGTTTAGCTGTTTCTACCTGCCTAGCTGATAGTGGCAT